TTATTGTGGAACAACATTCGTTGCTTGAGGGCCACGATCCCCTTGTTCAACTTCATAGCTTACCTTTTGACCTTCATCAAGGCTTTTAAACCCATCTGTTTGGATTGATGAGAAATGAACGAATACATCTTTATTATCCGAACCGGTGATAAATCCAAAGCCCTTATCCGCGTTAAACCATTTCACAGTACCACTTTGCATATACTTATATTCCTCCTAGAAACTAAATCAAAGTAACCAGCCGAATTAACATCTAAGAAAATTATAGATAGCAAGTTTAATGATACTTAAAACTTCCGAATATGTTAACCGTGTTCAGTATATCACAGAGTTCGAAGATAGTTTAATTTAAACACTTCAAGTGCCCGGTTCTTTAAGTAGTTAAACTTGCTGACACTAACCGATAATTGATTACAGGCTTCGTTGCGGTTGAAACGTTTCTCAATAATATAATCATGTAAGATAAATTGATATTGTGGATCATCAATTGCATTGAGAGCATCATCGACTTCTTTTAGCTGGTAAGACAGGTCAACATAGTTTATCAGGCGGCTTTCAGCACCGTTTCGGCTACTATGGCTTGATACTCCATCGAACGAGGGACTAGAAACCTGATTAAAAACCGTCAAGTCACGTTTTAGTTTGGCATATTGCTTTAATAAATTACGAATTTTCTTAACATCTTGACGCATTGGAATCACACTTTCTGGTTCCAGATATATGTAAAAGGGACAGAGAGGGGGGCTCTCTGTCCCTTAGGAGTAATACAACACGCTTACTTCAAGTAAGTTTATCACTCCTTTTTAATTTGTCCAGTTAGAACTTCACCATTTTATTATGAAATAAGGCCACGTAATTGTTGAATCATGCTGATAACTTGGTATGGTGTTTGTTTCATATCAGTTACTCGGTTTTGGTACCAGAATTGCGTCAACAAGGACACGGCAAAATCGTACTGTTTGTAGACAGTCAGATCTTCATTCTTGCTAACAGCCGTCTGCACGTAGTCCTTGGCGGCGTCTAAATAACTTTGAATCATTGGGTCATCTTCAGTTACATCAATTCGCAGGCTTAGTTTAATGTCGTCTACAGTCACTGCCAACTAATCACTTCCTCATAAGTTTAACTTTACTCTCATAAAATTATATGGTATAAATATAGAGTACTCATTGCCCGGTAGTTCAGCGGTAGAATAATTGACTGTTAATCAAGAGGTCGCTGGTTCGATCCCAGCCCGGGCAGTCTCCAAAACACATATTTATCATAAAAGGCCGTGACCTTGAAGTCACGGCCCTTTTATTACCAAGTCATAGCATAATAGATTACCTCAAACACTTTAAAAGCAACATATGCGGCGAATACATACGTGATGATAATACCACTGTATGCAAGGATAAATGTGTTCTTCATGGAATCACTCCTAAAATTATAACTGCACGTTCTATTAAAATCTGATAAGCGTTATCATCATACTATCACTTGTTGCTTGAAATCCACTCATTTTGTCTTCCTATTTACCAGCAGTCACAGTTCCTAACGCCACGTTGATTACAGCGGTCTTATCAATCACTTCATAATCATTCCGCACAATGATGGAAAGCCCTTGGCTAAACTGGTCGAACTTGTCCCATTGGGCGGTTACTTGGTTACGCCGGAAAACAGCCACCGCTTGTGATAAGTCCCCTGCAATCATTGGGAACGTCCCGTCGGCGTTGTTGGCCAGTAACTTGTCACTAATCATGACGACTGGTGCCCCTAACAAGGTGAAGCCACTGGGTGCCGTTGGGTTCGTTTGTAATAGGTAACGCCCCTCGGAATCTTTCAAGGTATCAAGGTAGTTGAACCCGGACTGGTTCACTAACCACATTTTGCTCAAAGCGGGATCTAACGTCACATTGAAAATCTTTTTAAGATCATCAATATTGGCAGCCGTTGCTTTGGCGAAACTGGTTCCCGTTAACAAGCTCATAATCTGCGTGTTGTCCGTGTTATCAACCAGTTGTTGCAATTGCGTTTTAACTTCGCTGACAATATCAACTTCGGCGTCTTCCACCACTTCATTAGATAAAGCAATCTTGCCCGCCCGGGTCTTCACATCAAACGGCACTTCCGTAAACATGTTCGCGTCAACATCGGCAATGTCCGCTAGTTCGTCCTTAGTAGCCAGTACCGCAGATTGTTGACTAGTGGCAATTGGATAAGTCCCCGAACCACTAGAAACCTGTTTGACTGTTGCATATTGGGCGAGGTTGTAATTGGATTGCTTTAATTGGAAAACGGGGGTAATCAGTTCCTTAGGAATAACGGCACTGGCACCGTCAGTCTTTAAACCGTCCCGTGTTTCCCCGTGTGTCCGTACATATTGCTCAAAGGCGGGAATGCCAGTTTTGTTTCCGTTACCATTGTCATTGTTATTGGGATCAATAATTGTTTGTTTTGCCATGTTGTCAGGCTCCTTTTCTTGGTTAATACATTTTTCATAGCTACGGGTATCAACTTGCACATTGGTATCGTCATAAGCGGGAACGGCTACCACTGACACATCGAACAAGCTCTTAACTTGATTAATGGTGCGCGTGATATTACCTCCATCATCTTTAGTCCATTCGTCGGTGTCGTCGTCACTATCAAAGCCAAACGAGCAGGAATCAACGTTCCCACTTTGAACTTCTTCGTAAACATCATTAGCAAACGACGTATTCGGCAACTGTGCGGTGAAATGTAGCCCCTTGTCGTCCGTTTCTAACGTTAATGTGCCCGCCTTAACACTGGCTAACACTTGAGTGTAGTCGTGGTTATTGAGCATAAGAACGTTTGATAAATCGACACCATCAAGGGCCTTGGGGGTTACAACCTCGGTGAAACCGCCTAAATCTTTACTTGGTGAGTTCCATACAATTGCGTAACCACTAATTGTTTTGCCCTTAGATGTCTGTGAGCCTTTAGATTGCGGGTCTGCTGAATTTTCAGCTGGCCCGTCTTCGGGTGTTTCTGACTGCGGCATTTGTGCTCGCAATTCGGCGTCAATCGTTAACCGTCGGTCTTGTTTCATGAATTAGTCACTCCATTCTTTTGTAAGTTTAAGAAAATATTGCCATCGTCAGTTGGTGGCAAGCCAATCTTGGCGCGGGCTTCGTTACGGCTCATAATGCCACCCGTGAAACCAGCCACCGCTTGGGCTTGCTGGGTCTTAGGGTCAAGGCTCAATAGCTTGTCCGTGTTAAACGTAAAGTCATGGCCAAGCTTGAACGATAGCTCGCTGGTAAAGCTATCAAAGTAATGTTGTAACGTGCCTTGCAGGTATTGCACGCCACTTTGTTCTTGGTTAGAATGATTGTTTTCAACCCCTAAGCGCTCCGGCGGTAAGCCAAAAGCTTTAGCAATTTGTCGGGTCGTCCAGTCATTCGAGTTGACCAGCTTTAACACATCGGTATTTAAGGATAAGTTGCTAATGTCCATCGTGTCATCGGTCACAATCGTGTTGATTGCGTTGTCACCCGTATTGGCTTCATCAAACTGGTTGCGAATATTGCCCTTAGCTTCCGGCCCTAAATCAGATTGATGAACTTTAATAATCGTGGTGCCGTGCACACCAGCAGTAAAAAAGCCGGTTAGCAATTTATTGCCGGCCGACTGAATCTGGCGTTCATCTTTGAGGGCATATAGGGGACTAATTCCCGATACACCGTCTTTGGTGAAATATTTAAAATGTAAAATGTTGTTAGGCGCAATCTGACGACTGTTACCGCCAGTCGGGGTATAGGTGTAGGTTAACGCCCCACTGACGTCATCTTGTTCAACCGTCAATTGGTTATTGGAAATCAATTTCAATGTATGATTAGGCAAAATTTCAGCAAAACTATTACCATTCAGTAACAGGTTAGCCGCCAACGCATATTTAAAATGGTACCCGTCCATCTGACTATTGGGATTCTGATTAATCATCGTGTTAAAGATTGCCGTATCACACATAATCGGATTGCTGGCAATATCGCTCGCAATAATATTAATCGCCGCGTAAATGTCACTATTACGCAACACCGCCGCACTCACAAACGTATACGGGTCGTTACTTGATAAACTAACCAAGGCGTCAGCCACCGGATCATGCGTGCCACTGGTGGTATTGCTTTTAACAAAAAAACTCATTTAATCACCTCTTTGCTTTTCATAATTAATTAGCAAGGCCAGCAGAATCATGGCTATACCAGCCAATATTAGCCCCGCTTGCCAGCTGATCCAGCAACCAAAACCAATCACTAAGCATATTAAGCCAATCACCAACAAGATCGTTTGTACATAATCAGAACAGATCTGCCGCAGTCGCTGTTTTGTAGTAATCTTCTGCATGCTGTTGATCCTCACTTTCTTGGTAATAGTCCATACCTGCTACAAACGCGTTAATCAACGCCGCAATCGGGTCAATCCGGTTACTGTTGCGGGCTTTATCCAGTTGCCAACCATTGTTTAGCACTTTTAAGATGGCGTTATTGACCGCATAAGCGAGAATCTTGTTGCCGTTATGTTTAATTTTGTCATCGTAAAGCTGATCACGGAAATTACGAGTTGGAATATTCAAAGTCTTGGTGCCTTGTCGCACTTCAAACAGTGGGTAGCTTAATTTCTCGAATTTTGTAATTAACGTTTGCGCGTTATACGGGTCATAAGCGATTGCTTTCACTTTCCAGTTGTATTTCCCGACCAGTTTTTGTACAAAATAAAATAGATTGTCATAATCAATAATGCCACTATCTAATCGGGTGATACTACACTCACCCGCCCGTTCCATTGACCGGTAATCAATGCCATCACGTTTAATCTTAGAATCAAGGCCGTATTTAGTCCCCACAAACGAATGACTGTCATAATAAAACTGACCGTTACCAATTGGAACAAGCCAACTAACCGCGGTTAAGTCATTGCTTTTTGATAAATCAATGCCAATATAGGCGTCACGATTATGTAAGTCGGGCACCTTTGCCAATTTACCAGCGGCCCAATCGTCTGCTGAAATATAACTATCCTCGCTGGCTTGCAACCACATGTTGAAGTTCTTAACCAGTATTGGAATGAGATTATTTTGTTTAATGGCAAGATCTACGTCGGCCTGAATCTTTTCCGTCATGCGTTGTTTAACGTGTGGTTCACTGAATAACGGGTTAGCCTTAATCCAATTGGTTTGATCGTAAACTTCTTCGCGGTCGTCCAGTTCCCAAATTGCCACAAAATAACGGTCAGCTTCGGTTTTCCCCTTTAAAACGTCCGTCAGCATGTCATATTCGGCGTGCATTGGAACGTTAAGGTTAAGACCCGAGGTGGAAATCACCGCCAGCAGGGAGTTATCTTCTTGTGCTTGACCAGACTTTAAAACGTTGTACACTTTGCGGTCTTTAGCTTCGTGCCATTCATCTAAAATAACGGTAGTCCCGGCATAACCATCAAGCGTACTGGTATCACTGGCAAGGGCCAAGGCTTGCGAATCAGTTTCTAGGTCGGTAATGGCTTGTTTCTGTACCTTAATCCGTTGCCGCATGTACTTCGATTGTTTACGGACTTGCCTTAACCCACTTGAAAGCATGTCGTAGCCTAATTTAGCTTGTTTAAGGGCGTTGCTGACGAATAATACTTGTCGGTTGCGGGCGGGCTGACGTTCTCTTAAAAGGCCATTAGCGGCCATGCCAGAAGCCAGATAGGTTTTACCGTTCTTCCGGGCCATACTAATAAACGCACGATCATAACGGCGGTTACCGGTAGTTTTTTCACGCCAGCCATACAGCTCACTAATAATCCATTTTTGAAATGGTTGCATGGTGAGTTGGCTGCCGTCAGTCTTAGGCATTAATTCGATAAATTTGACCGCCTGTGCCGCTTTGTCTTCGTCATAGTAGAACGGGAAGCTGTCGTCCTTAGAACGGCTTAAATCGCGTTTAAATCGCTCACACGCCCATTTAATCTTTTGACAAGCCAGCACTCGACCCGATAAAACTTGGTCAACATATTCAATCATGATAACATCGCCTCAAAAGTATCTTCGGGTGTTTCATCTTTTTGCTTGTTTAATTCCATGCGCGCCCGGCTAGATAACGACATGCCTAAATCATTGGCTAAGGCTTTTAAATCTTTCATCGCTTGTGACTGCAAGGCCACGTAAGGGTTCGGCTTACGTACGCCAGTATCTTGATTAGTTTGTACCAGTCCGTTCTTACGAATATCATTCTCACAAGTCTGTACCGTGGCATAAGCGCGGCAATAACTGGCTAACATGGCCCGATCAAGTTCACTAATTGGGGTATTGGCCTTTAAATAAGGCGCTACCCGTTGCCATTCAGTCAAAGCACGGTCATGTAACCAATCAGGGGGCGTTAAATCGAGTGACGGGTAATCAAATAACGCTTTTTCAGCGTCCTTGCGTTGATCGCGCTCATCATTGGTTAAATGTTTCTTCATACTAGCTAAGGCTTTTACTTTTTGGCTCAATTGGAGCACTCCTTTCGTTTAAATTTACGTACCAAAAAGCCCCCACGAGTTATACCCATAGCGGCTAATTGATACATATATCTAGAATTCATTTATTATACCTATATTATCGCACATATCTCTAAAAAGTGCAAATAATAACATGTATATATTGACACATTACCCCCTGACTGTTTATTTGTTTAAATTTCGCATTATTAGTAGGGATATTTCACAATCCAGCAAAGTCAGCAAAAAATCAAAGTTCAAAAGGGACTTTTATAAACAGAAAAGTCCGCTAGTTGCTCATTTCGAGTCGACCATAGCCCCCCATATCAACGTTTCTGGGCTGTCATGCTATTTTGAATTAGTCTCGTGGCGCAAAATTCCGCCGCCAACTTGAATTGTTCACTCGGCCGAAAAATCGGCGCAGTCCATTACCAATTTTGGCAACGTAGACGCAAAATGCGGGTTGGTTAACTAGGTCGAAAATTTCGACTCAGTAGCTCGGCTGAAAGTTCAGCGCAGTATTGCGCAGATCTACTACTGTGGAAACACCTTTTAATATGAATCTTGAATTGTGGGTATAAAATTGCGACTCACAAATTGTTTTCTCGCTTTCACGTGATATAATTAACTTAACTGTCAGGTTAATTATCATAGATTTCAGCGGTCGCCTTAACGGGCGGCTTTTTGTTTACCTATCTAAGTTAAGCTTAGGTAGCACAAGCAACCTGTCACGCCATCTTAGCGGGTCAGCTAGTGCACCAAGTTAGTGCGTTATATAAGGTCGTAACTTGCGACCACAGATACTAAAAAGCGCCGCACCTTTCAGCACGACACTCATTGGTTATTTAGTTTGTTGCTCCCGTTGTTCTCTAACCAGTCTAGTCTTCCGGTTATGGTGTCTATGGCAAAGGCTTTGGAGATTACTCTCATCTAGTCGCCGGGACCAATCGTCTTTGATTTCAATAACATGATCGACCACATTGGCTTTACGGATCACCCCATCTTGGTAGCACTGTACACATACCGGATTGCTTTCAAGGAACCGCCGTGACAACTTGCGCCATGCTGACGACTTGTAGAACTGCTGGTACTTACTCTCGTCTGAATCGTACATGCGTTTGTGATACCGCCACTTGTTAGTTGCCTTGCGGTGCTTCTCACAGTAGCGTGTGTCATAGGCAACCAACGTCCGACAACCCGGGTGCTCACATTGCTTCATTGGCTTAGCCATGACCGTTGACCTTAGTTAGTGTTACCACGTCATAGGCATTCAGCTCGCTGTCAGAACTAACGCCAGCAACCTTATACGTAACCCCATCTAGTATTGCTTCCAAAGCTGTCGTGATCCGATCGTCATGGCGCACCGCAATTAGCTGGTTAGTTGTCGCAGTCGTACCAGTAAGGCTAATAGTGTTACTGATGGTCAACGTATACTCACCACACCAGACAGTGAACAGTGGCACGAATTGTTGCTTAGTTGTGCCGTTTATTGGGTTCTGAACAGACTTGACGGTGCCAAACTGTACCCGCTTATTTAGGCGGTTTAGATTATAGTTCTTCATTAACTAACCTCACTTGTAAATAATCATGGCGCAATATTCTGCAGAAGAAGAATCTAGGTCTGCCCCAAACGCGTTACTTGAAAACTTAATGTCAATGACATTGTCACTATCAATCCGGTTGGCTAATTCTCTGTTAATTGCTCGGTCTAAATCTTGTACAGACATTCGCATAATCGTTTTTGTTTTAATCATTATAGTTAGATCCTTTCTATCATGTTAATCATCTAATTGTTCCAACATCTTGTACGCATTTTTGCGTTGTTCTTCATCGCTTAAAGGATTATTCAAAACTTGGCTTGAAACGTTTCGGATAACGTAGGCGTCAGCTAACCAACCTTGACTTGATTTCATAAAGTGATCGTCACTAAATTGTGCATAAATGGGGTACATGAGTTTTAAGTCTCTTACAGTTTCTGGCTCATATTCTCCATCTTCATTTGGGGTAAAGCTCCCAACCAATCCTTTATCTTTTGCTTTTTGAGTTGGCTCACCATTTTGATCTAAAGCACCTTCTTTAATCAAGGCTCTGTAAATACACGATTTTAATTCATTAACTCTATTTGAGACAACTGGTCCATATTGTTTAACGTAAATGTCAAAAGCTTGCTCAACTAAACTTGGATAAATTACTTTCATTTTTCCTTTTCCTCCTGTACTGGAAATGTTTGTTTTAACGTGGTACACGTGGTACACGTGGACAATCGTTGATATAACAACGTTTCAAAGTGCCCTAACGTGGTTCATTACCCGGTACAACGTGGTACACTTAGCATTTTCGATCATTGTACGCGGACATATCCACGTGGAAACTTGCCATTCATTCTAATTCTTTTAGCTTCCCAGCCGTCCATATTGTCCATTAATAGCTTGATTCGCTTAGCTTCCGAGTTTGTCCGCCCGGTTAAATAACGATCGACTGTTTTATGGAAGACAACTTCCATGATTTCCAGAGTTGTTGTTTGGTTGAGTAGTTTCCGTTCATTACTAACTTGATCTTTTAGCCACTTAGAATGATGGCCGTAGTCACTGACATAGCTTTGTTTTAAGCCGGTACTCATATTTTCCCAATCTGCGGGAACTTCCATTGCTAAAAACGCTTCGATGGCATCTCGCATAGGGTTGACAGTTTCCGCAGCCATCTGATACGCCTTAGCCTCTTTCATGGTGGCCTGATCCAGATATAGCGGTTCGCCATTCCTAAACCAGTGCGCGGCCTCCGCCAATACTTGAAGCATGTAATTCTCGTCTGGGTGCCATACATCTAATTTGACCTTGTTGACCCCACATTTAATTGGATAGAAGCGCCGTTCACCGGTCGCGTCTTTTAAATAGTCGGTTTGGTTAGTCGTGCCAATAAATACGCATTTACGTGGGTGCGGTAACGCATAGCGGCCATAACTGTTCCGGTATGTGTCGGATTGTGCACTAATGAAATTTTTGATTCCCTCAATATCCGTCTTCTTCATGGCGGAAAGCTCGGCAACTTCAATAATCCAACTACCTTGCAACTGTTGATAATCGTCTTTCTGCTTACCCATTCCTTTCAACGAATCATTGAATTTATCCGGGTATAGATTCTTACCAGCCGTACTCTTGCCAAGTCCTTGGCTTCCCTCTAAGATAGGAACAATTTCAAACTTAACTCCGGGAACATAGGCCCGGGCAATAAGACCAGTTAGCCATTTCTTAGTGATGGTGCGGGTGTAATGATTATCTTCGGCACCTAAGTAATCAATGAAATAACGTTCAGCACGTGGCTGGCCGTCCCATTCTACCGCTTCAATACGATCCTTAACCGGATTGATTGTCTTGCGGCGTGCCTCTGTAACTACCGCGTCGGTAATGTTTTCCTTGCTGAATAACAAATTGTAATGATCTTCAATATAGCTTCTCAATAACGTGTCATCACTATCATTCCAAAAACCTTTTTTGAACAGTGAATTTTCTGCTTGTGGCGTTTTAACGATTTGTTCCGAGAACTCGTCAAAGACAACTAGCCCTTTCAACATTTCGTCATGTTCCATAATTAAGCGGATATTGTAAAGAGACTGTGTTTTAATTCCATCGTCCGAATTCTTTTTGAAATCGTTCTGCCAATCAGCGTCACGTTGCATTTTGATAACATTGTTGGCCGCTTCTCGGGTCTCTGCTGGTAAATCCATTGCTTTGCCCATTAATGAACCCCCTTACTCTCTCGTTTTAAAATGGATTGAAAAATAACATTAACTTCCTTGCTTGGTAGTACCGGATCAACGAACGAATCATTAATCACTGACAGCATGTTATAAACTGCCTTGGGATTGGCACCGACACCAAACATTCGACCAGCAATTTTAGTTAACCAAGCATTGCGATTGCCTTGGGTTGTCCCGGTTACCATTTCATCTAACAAGCGACCGGTATACTTCTTTTGGCGTGTGTTACAGGCGTGTTCTGACGTCCAGTTCACTTTTTGGCCCGCCAACTTATCGACTAACCATTGAGGAGCCGGCTTAATATCAGCCAAAGTTCGACCGTCAATAGCTTGGTATGGCTTGCCGTTAATCTCACTTGGCGCAATCACCGTGAAGTCACTTAGCAAGTCAATTCCGGGCCAAACGTCAATCTTGCGAGCCTTAGCACCCGCATATTTCAAAAAGTAATGTACGCCGCCATTAGCCGTCCGTTCAATGTAGGTATCATTCGGCAACGTCTGTCCTTGCTTAAATAGTTGTGCCAAGCTAGCCCGCCCATTTTTAGTTGGATCGTGCATATCAATGTCAACAACTAATAAATCCGATAAATCTAGGCGCAAGCCTAAGTTGTAAGCCGGGTGCTTTTTAAACCATGCGAAGATGGTGTTCTGGTCACTAGTGGCGGCTTGGTAGCCCGCCACCCCTTTAGGTGGTTTCTTCGTATTCTCAATTAGTGGGTAAACCGCATAGCCTTGCTGGGCCAGCTCAATTGCTTTATCAAGTGTTGCGAACTCTTTCATTGTTCATCACCGCCTAATCTTCGGGACAAATGTCATTGCTAACTGCCATAATCGAATCAGCAACATTTTGCATGTTTTCAACAACGTTTCCAGCGCGGTGGTTTGAGAAAAATAATTGTCCTGCCCATGTGTCCCCACTATTAACTGACGCAGATACCATATCTAAGTAATCGATTGCCATTTGCAGATTGTCACGTGCCACTGATAAATTCTTAGCTTGTTCCACTAATTCACTATTTGTCATTTTCCATTCTCCTTATTCGTGTTAAAATAAGGGAAAGCATATTTTGTTTAACTCTTCGACCTACTACCTTCCAAAGCAAAGTAGGCCTTTTTTGTATGCTTTCCCATGCGACTGACCTCACATTCCAAAATACCGACGCGGATTCTTGACTAACTTAAACGCCACGTTGCCAACAAACGACACAATCATAAATTTGATTACCCATAAAATTGCTGTTGCTATCATGAAATCACCTCCTTAAAATTATTCTGCCCCCGCATGGTGCAATTAAATTGTTTTTGAGGCTAAATATTTATCTAGCTCTTTGCGTTCAATACGTTTTAGTCTACCAATGCTAGTTACCTTTAAACCATCATTAATCATCTTGTAGACTGTATTCACACTACCAATATGAAGTTCTTCCATCACTTGCTGGTATGTAAGCCAACTTTTGTCTGTGCTGTTCATATAAATTCACCCCCTCTCGATTACATTTAAACAGTAATATAAATTACTGCATGGTTCAATAAAAAGATGACTGTTTGCGGTTATTTTTTTTATCCTTTGCAGTCAAGTACGATTTGTTGTATATTCTAAATATAAGGAAGTGATTGTTTTGATTAAAATAGACTTGAAAAAGCTGGCAAAATCGAAAGGTTTTACTCTGACAGACATTTCAAAGGCTACTGGTATTTCAATGAACACACTATCAGTATTAGGCAGAAACGTGTCAACAGGTATCCAATTCGATACCCTTGATAAAATATGTCGCTTTTTAACCTGTACACCGAATGATATAATTAAGGTTTTACCTGATGATTATATAGTTCAAGTACCCGCCCAAAAAAGCAAAGACGGCGCAATATACGCCATAGGGGTAAAAGAAACAGTCATACACAAATCAATTGTCGAAAATTCTATGTATGATGCTGATGCCGAAGAGAACATTTTTCATGTAAAATTAATTTCATACACTGATAATGAAGCAATCTTTTTTGTTGGTTTGCCAGTTGGTAGTGGTTTTTTTAATACACCAACCGAGTCGGAAGAGAAAACCACAAAATGGCTAGTGTCACTCAACGAAAGAAATCGAGCTTCCATTAGTAAACAAGCTACTGGGATATATTTAGAAAATTATTGGAATAAAAAAATAGCTCTTCCCCAAAAAGTCTCTATTGTATTTAACGTCCCCAATCAAGGAAGCGTATATAGCTTTACATTGCACGAAAAAGATAATCATGTTTTATTGGAAGATCATTAATAACTATGTTTGAGTATTAATATGATTTTTCTCTACATAACACTGCCCCCGCACGGTACGTTATGGAGGAAATTATAAATGGCAACAATCAAGAAGTATCAGGACAAGGACGGGAATACCCGTTATCAGTTTCAAGTTTATTTAGGTGTTGATCCTCAAACTGGTAAAAAGAAGTCAACCCGGCGGCGGGGTTTTAAATCAAAAAGTGCTGCCCGTATTGCTTTATCCAGAATTGAAGTAGAGTTACAGCAAGAACCCGTTTTACCAGTTGATAATAATATTCTTTTCGTTAACGTTTATCACGAATGGTACGACCAGTATATTAATACCGTTCGTGAAAGCACTTGGGCACGGACTGCTGGCATGTTCGATAATCACATCTTGCCGTTGTTTGGTAACAAGCGGTTGCGAACCATCACCGTCAACCAGTGCCAGCGTGCTGTTAATCTGTGGTTTAAAGAAGTCACGTACAATTACAAGCGTTGGTACAATTATCTGGTAGCAGTCTTTGAATACGGCTTAAAACACGGCTATATCACACATAATCCAGCTAGAATGATTACAATGCCAGTTAAGCCTGATAGTTGGGGTGATAAGCCCGACAACTTCTGGGATCGCGATCAACTAAAGACGTTCTTCAAGTGCATTGACCAGCAAAAAGAGACCGAAAAGTATTGTCTCTTCCGGGTACTAGCGTTTGCAGGCGTACGACGCGGCGAGTGTTTAGCCCTGACATGGCAAGATATTGACTTTGTCCATAAGAACTTGCGGGTTAATAAAACACTCACCCAAGGGAAACGCGGCAAGCAGATTATTCAAGCCCCTAAGACAAAAAAAGGCCGCCGCACTGTCAGCTTAGACAATACGACGGTAGAAATATTACAACGCTGGCATAAACAGCAACGTGAATATTATTTGTTTTTAGGTTTTAATACGTTACAACCGGATCAGTTAGTTTTTGCTAACACTAAGAACGGTTTTAAATCGCTTAATACTCCGGGTAAGTGGTTAAAGCGGATCATCACTGACTACCACCTAACCCCTAGTATTACCGTACATGGCTTTCGACACAGTCACGCCTCCGCTTTGTTTGCCGCTGGTGCCACCATTAAAGAAGTACAAACCCGATTAGGCCATGAGGACGTTGCAACAACCTTAAATGTTTACACACACGTCACTAAGGGCCAAAATCAACAGGCGGCCAACAAGTTAGCCAATTATTTAGGCTTTTAAACTTGGTATATTCAGACAATTTTTACTAAGTGTACCACGTTGTACCGGGTAATGAACCACGTTAGGCCACTTTGAAACGTTGTTATATCAACGATTGTCCACGTGTACCACGTGTACCACGTTAAAACGAACATTTCCAGTACAGGAGGAAACCGGGTTATTTTAACGTTCTATAGTAAAAGTAAGCCAATTGGTAAGCCAAGGGTAAAAAGTTTCACGTAAAACACCGCATAAGCACTGGTTTAATAGCGTTTATGTTTCAGTTGGGTTCAAACCCCTGACTGCCCATCATATAACCACACTAATCAGTTTTCACGCCGTGATAATCCACCGTGAAAGCTGATTTTTTTATTCCTACAAAAAAGCCTCAGGAAGCACAACGCAAAGTGCGTGTGACGTCCCTGAGGCTTTTTCTAACGATCTAATGTTTACCATCAGCGTAGCTAAGTAACTCAATTGCTAGGGTTATTCTTGATCAATATGGAAATAACCTTCAGGAGCTGCACTCGGCTGTGCTTGATGCCAATGTTGGCTACTACTTCCATATTTAGTTGGTTGTGGATCCGGTCCCATTGCAACAAAGCGCCGGCCCAATGCGTCCATAAAAATAACGACCCGCTGATATTCACGTGCAGGTGCAACTAACGTACAATTCTCATGCTTAATGCCGTAAACATCTACAAAATCCATTCCGACCACTTAGCTTTCTTGTTTAGCTGACAACCCGTCACTTCAAATAAAAACCGAACCAGTTAATGATAATGGTTCGGCCCAACAGTTACTATTGTGGTTGAACGTTCGTTGCTTGGGGGCCACGATCGCCCTGTTCTTCATCATAAGTTACTTTTTGACCTTCATCTAAGGTTTTAAAGCCATCAGTTTGAATCGCTGAAAAATGAACAAAGACATCGGTACCGTCTTCACCCGTAATAAAACCAAACCCTTTATCCGCATTGAACCATTTTACTGTACCATTCTTCATTATTAGATAAGTCCTCTCAGAACTGACTGCAGTAACAACATCGTTAACCTTGGGAGCGCCAATCAATCATAACGTTCCACGCGTTAAGTGGCTTAAGTATATCACATCCCTAGTTTTTAATCGCTGAAAACGGTGTGCATAACGTATGACTTTCCCCCATGATTCCTGCATACTGAGGTGTAAAGGGGTGACTAAGT